GATTTCCCCGTCAATTGTTATCCGTGTCCCTTGCGGTACAATTACGCTTTGATTCTGCGCCGCCGATATGTAACAACGGAATTTTGCAACGGCAGGCGTGGCGGGCAGGCGTTCAATATCCTTGAAAAGCTCCGCAAGGCTGTCTAAATACTCCCCCTTTGCATACCGGGGAACATTCTTTTTTGCCGTTTCATTTATCAGCCCTCTTTGTTGTACAATAATAGCGGCGCACCATGCAATAAAAAGACGCTCCGGGGAAGCCGGATAAACTTTGTATTTTTCCCGTTTCCCCTGCTTCACCAGCTCTTTGTTTACCAGCTCTTCATAAAGCGCAATCATATTGCTTTCAATCGTTTCTGTGTCCGTTTCCAGAAACTCAATGTCCGGGTATTCCCTTTCAGGTTTCTTCATTTTCCGTCTGCACCCCCTCTATTTCTATTATTGGTATCAGCTTCCCCGTGAAAGCATTTTCTTCAAAGGTTATATCCCCCAGAATCGCCCGTGGCTCATATTCTTCAATCTGGTCATGCAACTGCCCCACCATGATATTTTTTACTACGGGCAACGGTCTTCCTATCAACTGCCCCGGAAGCCCTAACGCCCGCAGCAAAGGGCAGGTATTTTCCCATGTGTCTATTATGATTGCTACATTCTGCAATACTTCCTGATATTCATTTTTCGGGGATAGGTCAATATTTTTTAGTAGTGTTCCGTCACCTCTGATAATATCCATCTTTATCACCTTTTCGGGTACTCTTTCAGGGTCACTTTTATGTTTGCCGCCCACAAATTCCCTTTGTTGTCGAACCTCTGAAAGTCAACCGTCCCTTTCTGCATTACCCACTTGTAACTGCCGTATACCTTGCCGCCGATTACAAGCCGTTCTGCGTATCCCTTTCGCACCATCTCCCGCAGCTTTTTTATTTCCTTTAACGGGTTTACCCCTAAAAATACAGAAAGCGTCATAGAAAATGATATGCTTTCAATCCCCGGTCCCATGTATTCTAGCAGGTCAGCTTTTATGTGCCTGTCATGCGTTGCGTAATCAGCGGAAAAATCCCAGTTCATGCCGTCAAATGTTTTTACCGTATTTTCCGACACGCTGAAAACAAGGCTCCCGAAACTTCCGATTTTTGCCATTACATCACCTTCCCTACAATGTACCCTTCCCCGTCGCCGTCAGGAATCATCAGGCACAAAACAAGGTCCCCTACTTTCGGGACCCACTCTGTTATATATGCTTCGTGGAAATGCCCTGCTTCCGTTTTTGTTTTATTCCCGGCTTTGTCCTTTTCCCCCGGAACTACTATTCTGGGTCTGACTAATATGTGAAGTTCCCCTGACACAATGCCGCCTTTATCCCCGAACTTCACCCGTGCTTTCATGGTTCCGTCATTCACGCTCTGCACGGTCCCTTTCCGTATCATGTTTTTTATTTCGTTCGTGTCTGCCATCAATACCCCTCCAGCACCCGGCGCAATGTAATGTCCGTCTTGTAACCTCCGCTTTTAGAAATGCTGTGCGTCGCGGTTTCGATGATGTATTTCCCGTCAAAGGCTCCATAGCCGGAAACCTCCACCGTTACCCCGGCAACCAGCCGCGGGTCCCCGGACAAACTGAACGACGCTTTATATTCCGATTTGTTTTTTTGCCGTAGCCGCTTCATAGCAAGCTGGCGGGCCTCTTCACGGGTCGAAACCTTTTCGTTGACCTCCAGCACCTGTCCGCTTTTGTCAGCGCCCCGCGGGGTATAGGTGTATTCAATCGTCGTTTGCTTTTTCGGGTCCGTATAGGACACGTGACAGCTACTAAAAGCCGCGTCGTGTAGGCTGGTTGAAAATGAATAGCGCGACACGTTCGCCGCGCCGCGCTTAATCGTTGTTATCGCGTCTTTTTGCTCATAGTCCGCCGCGTCGAATAGGACAATCATTTTTGCGGTGACTTTCAGCGATATTCCCGCATTTTTGCAAAGGCGCTGTAAAAAAGTGATGTCGGATTCCTGCATTTGCTCTTTCCGGTCGTAAAACGGGTCTGTCGATGATTCAAACAGACAGGCAAGCCCGTTCTTTCCGGCAATTTCATTTGCAATCGCCGAAAGCTTGATCTTTTCCCACGCCTTTGTGTTTTTCTGCGTCCGCAAAGCTGTTTTGTAGGGAATGGAAGTCGCCTTGATCGTGACTTTTGCAGGCGGGCCGCTCCCGTCTACCGTGTCAACCTCAAATGCGCCGCAATCCAGCACCCGGTCTTTCCCGGTCGATTCCCAATTCTTTTGAATAATGACCGCGGCAATTTCCGCGGATTTCCCCGCGGTCGGAGTGTTCAGCCAGTCGCCCAGCCATACCCACTCGCGGTCGTCAATGGATAATTGCAAGTCGTCCGTTTTGTCCTCTTCGTTGTCCGTGTAGGTCATGGAAAGAAGATAACGGTTAATGTCCGCGGAAATGTCCGCGCCCTCGAAAATCAGTTTGATTTCTGCTCTTCGTGCGTTCATGCCTGCCCCCTCTTCCACGGCGGCAACCCCGCCGAAATCTGCGGTTCGGGGTCAGGTATGTTCAGCACGATTCCGGCGGGGAAAACGAAAAGGCGGCGGAATTCCGGGTTTGCCTTTATGATCTTGTCGGTGTATGTTTCGTCGCCCAGCGTTTTGTAGGCGATACCGTCCCACATATCCCCGGCAATGGTTGTATATTTAGTCATACTCCCGCCGCCTTTCGTCGTCCGCTCTCTGCCTGTCGCGTTCGTCGATTTCCTGCAAAAGTTCTTCATCGTGCTTTCGCAAGATTTCTTCAATGTCCTGTGCCTGCGCGTCGTTCCCCACATGGAAAACGGGCTGGCTATGGATAACGATTGACCTTTGCTGTTCCGCCGCCGCCAGTGTCGGCGGGTTTACGTTCGGGGCTTCCGCCCCCGCATAAGCCAGCCGGTATTGCTGGAATCCTGCATTTCCTGTCAGGGTCTTTGCCATGCTTGCAAGATTCGTAAAAATGTTCCCGGTTTCCGCCGCCTTGAAAACGGTTCGGTTCCGGGCGTTCGTGATAAGTTCCGCGCCCTGTTCGCCCGCTATGAAAGTATCAGGCGTTCGGGGCGTACCCTTTGCGAATTTTGGAATCAGCGGAATATTGATACCCTTTCCGCCAATACCGGGGACCCAATCGGGAATTTTTAGCTTGTTCAGCCCTCCGATCAAGCCGTTTATAATGTCGATAATTCCGTTCATTGCGCCCTTTGCAATGCCCTTGATCGCGTCCCATACGCCGGAAAAGATACCTTTTACACCCTCCCAAACGCGGGACCAATCGCCGGTAAAAATCCCGGCAAATACGTTCAAAAGGCCCTGAATCGCGGTCAGCACGCCGCCGACAACGGAACGGATAGTTTCAAGCCCCGTCCCGATCAGCCCTTGAATTGTGGGCATAAGCGCGCTAATAATTCCCATGACGGCGGTTGCCACGGTCTGGAAGATTTCCCAAATGCTTTGAATAACGCCTGTGATCGTGGGTCCCCATTCGACAAAGGCTTGCGCGATTTGTGGAAGAACCGTTGTAACGATGAACGCGAACAGTTCTTCAATAATCGGTTTTACGCTGGTGTCAATGAACGAAATAAACTGCCCGATCACGCCGCCCACCGTCTGCATGATGGAAACGAACGTGTCAAACACGGCAACGCCTTGTTCGCCGAAAATACCGTTGATGAATTCCCGCGCGCTGGCAAGGTTCCCGTCGCTGAAAATGCCCTTGATCGTGTCGCCGATGTTTGTAATCACGCCCACGATGTTGTCAAAGACGGCAACGCCCGCCGGACCGAAAACCCGTTCAATCAGGTTCCGTATATCGTCCAAATGGTCCCGGAAGATCTGAACGGCGGCAATAATCAATCCGATCACGCCGACGACGGGCAGAATCTTTCCGGCAATCCCGCCGAACGGCCCCAAAATGGCCCCGCCCAGCTTTTGGAGCGGCGCAATCATCGTCGTTAGTTTGCTGAATCCCTTTCCGACAACGCCGCCGATTTTCCCCAAAGGCCCGGCGGCAATCTTGCTTCCCGCTCTTGCGAAAATGCCCGTCACCTTGCCCGCGGCTCCGCTGGCCAGCCCGCTGATACCGGAAAAGGCTTTCGTGAACAAGCCGCCCGCGGCTCCGCCGATACCGGAAAACAGATTTCCGATCTTCGTTCCGCTGAATAGCTGTGTAAATGCCCGCCCCGCTCCGCCTGCGGCGCTTCCGATGTTACCGAAATATCCGGTAATACTTTTCGCAACGCCTTTCAGCGTCCCGGAAAAGCCCCGCGAATTAACGCTTGCAAGGGCGAACATGGTTTTCAAAAGCGTAAAGCCCTTTTGAACGGATAGAACGCCGCCTTTCAGTTCCAGAAATGCCAGCTTGCCGGTCAGTGTCGCCGCCTTGAACGCCAAAAGCCCGGCGGTGATCTTCACGATTTGTTGAATCAATTCCGGGTTTTCATTGATGAATTGCGTTAGTTTCGTGATAAAGTCCGTGATTCCTTGCGTCCCCGCCCGGAACGTCGGTAAAAGCGCGTCGCCGATAGCGATTTGCAGGCCGTCAAGGGCGGATTTCATCAAGGTAATGTCGCCCTCTAAATTGTCCAGCTTAATTGCCGCCATCCGCTCCGCCGCGCCTGCTGAATTGTTGATCGAATCGGACAGCTTTTGAAAATCTTCGTCGCTGGCGTTGACGATTGCAAGCATTCCGGCGAATGATTCCTTGCCGAAAATAGCCGTCGCCGCCGCCACCTGTTCAGCTTCAGACAAACCGCCCAAACTGCCGCGCAAATTGTCCACTACTTCACGGAACGTTTTCATTGACCCGTCGGAACGGGTCAGGCTGATTCCGTACCGGTCCATATAGGTTTGCATTTGCTTTGTCGGCTTCGCCATGTTCGCAAGGGACGTTTTCAGGGAAGTTCCCGCAACGTCCGCTTTGATTGACGCGTTCGCCATAAGGCCGATTGCCAGCGACATATCTTCCACGGAATACCCTAAAGCACC